TCTCTGCATTTGGTTTCGACCACCCGCATGATTTGATTTTGTTTAATCAAGATCGCGTCAATGTCTGCGGGTTTGTCTTTTGGTGTTTCGCAATACTCGTAGTCGGGAAAGTGTTTAGCGAATATCGCCATTGCTCGGGCCTCCGCTTTGAGCGATTCTCTCCCTCTCGGCGTTTTTATGTCCATCAATGCGCTCCTTCACCATGCGGGGTAATTCTTTCCACATATCGCTCGAATCGCGTAGTTCCTTCACCCGATGGCGTGTGTACTCTGTCCATCCCTTCGTCATCGCAAGAGTGGCATAGTGATCGGCTAACTCGTTGAGCATTCAAGTCCCCCGTGATGGTCAGTGCTTTGTTGATTCTCCATGTGGGGATTGCAAACCCCAACTTCACAAAGTTGAGCAGTGCGTGTGCTTGTTCTTTGGTCATGCTTGACCCCTTGCTCGAATTGCTTGGGCGTTTGACTGCAACAAACTACGCATGATTGGACTATTGCAAGCCATTGCATTTGCATCCAATATTTCGGCGCAAGCCTCACGCTCTAAAGCCATTGCTAAATCAATTGCTGACTCTGCCGCTTGCATTGCGGCATCACCAAACTTTTTATGCTTTTTCTCTGCTGCAAGTTTTGCAAATGTCTGCATAATTTCTATGTTTACTTCTGCTACTTCTTTGGCAATTCCAGCTTTAACTGCCATTTCAATGATTTCTTGAGTCATGCTTTACCCCTCAGTTGAGCAAGTCGTGTGCTTGTTGTTTGTTCATATAAATAATAAATCTTGAGTTTGAACAGATTGTCCGGCATTATATTTTTCTGATTCGCCTTTTGGGTAAGGTTGAACTTCATAACGCAATTGATTTTTAAGATTTTGTTTTTGTTTTCTATCTCCAACAAAATAAATATATCTGTGCTTTGAACTTCTATTTATTCTGTTTTCAGAATCACCAAAATTATGGCGTGAATGCTTGCCATTCTCACCCGCCATGTCGGTGCGCTCTTTTGTCGTTCCAGTAAATAAAAAATTGGTGGCTTGATAAACATATCCAACATGGTTCATTGCTGTGTCAGCATACGAAACCACAATGCTTGGCTTTGGCAACATTTGCAGACTTTGACCTACGAGCATTGATGCGGCATTTTTTAATCCATCTTCAACACAGAGGCGATTCAGTTCTAAAACAATGTCTTTGTTTTCCGGCCCACACACTCCCATGCACAAGAAAGGACTAGCTGGCAACCCATAAGTCACGATGCCAACTAGCCTTGTGTCGTACAAACCAAAAGCATGAATTATTTGGGGCATCCGCTTGGCGTAGTGTTTTTGCAGAATCCAAGGTTCTGCCTCAAATGGTTTTATTGGAATGACCTTCATTTCCCAAACCTCAGTTGAGCAAGTCGTTCGCGGATGTGGCTAGGCATCGGTGCAGCCCTCTCAATGTCGGCTTTGATCTTCTCTAGTGCGGGGTCTGCTTTGGGGGCTGTGTCGGGTATCTCTGCCCCGTCCCATCTTTGTTGATTAAGGTAAACCAAAGGTGCGGGAATGAATGCCCCGTTATCTTTGCGCCATTGGTCAGTGGTTTTCATCCACTCAAGATGCTTGATGATTTGATCGGCGCAAGTCTCACAGTAGAACTTTTGCCATTTTTTTAAGCACTCTGACTTGCCACCCTTGCGGGGGCTTTTAGGCCATGCTTGCCAAAATCTGTCAAATCCCGTTTCGAATAAGTCCATTTTTTTTCCTCTCAGTTGATAAAACTCACATCCTCTGACTCTCTTATTCTTATTTGCTTTTTGGTGATTGTTGGAGCAAAGCACAGCCTTACCGTGTTCATAAACAAAGTTCGCTCTGTGCCGTGACTTGCTTTTCGGAGCCATGTCATCGCATCGCACTACCTCAGACTATTTCAACCACCGCGCTCTAAGGATTCGCCCACGCCCCCCGCTTTGGCTTGCTCGTGTAGCAGGGTATCTCAAACACAACCATCGACAGCACCGCATTGTGTTGTCCAAAAGCAAAAACCCCGCAAGATGCTCTGTGGTCTTGGCTCTTGGCGAGAGCAACAGCAAGGCGATTGAAGCTAATCAAAAGACTCGCTTGCCGTACGACAAGACCACACAGTACCCTGCGGGGTTTAGATCAGCTTCATCGCCTAGATGCCACTCTAGACGGTTTCGATTATACGCACAATCTTTTATGGCGTGTCAACTACTTTTTTTCCTATCCACCATTTGGGGGAGGGTTTGCACCGTTCATCTAAGAGCATTTCCCTCTGAAAATCCTTAGTGCAGTCCTCACAGATGTGTACGGGTTCAGCTACGATTTTGGCGTAATTGACCCACTCACGATAGTGCTGTTCAGAGGGGAAGCAATGTGGATACATGATTCATTGTGCTAGATGTTGTATTTTTGCACATTAGGGTTTATCCTACATTGGATTGCTACATTTAGGACTGAGAATATCTCTATTCCCCAGCACAACGCATAGGGTCTTTTAGGAAGCAAAGATGATTACAGCAATCGAAACCCAAGCAATTTATGGCCATTTTGACATTGACTTGTCACCAGCAGAAATCATTGAAATTACTGCTGACGCAAATGAATGGGAAATCAAAGACACGCGCAACCTTACCGCCCATGAATGGGTCGCGCGTTGGGCTAAATCTGACGCTTTTGAAAATGGTTGGAACCCATCTTTTTCTGAGCGTCTTGAATACGATTTTTCACAAAACTAATAAACGGGGCTTCGGCCCCATTAAGAGGAAGCAAATGAAAAATCTAACCTACTCCACCGAAGTCCACTCAATCGACTACGGTTATCTCATGGTCGAGTTTGACTACTTTGAAGCCGATGATTCTGTCGGTCTCTCCGAAGTCTACGATTGGTTCGCATACACCACCGAAGATTTTGAAGATGAACCCGCCGGAACTGAGGTCACTTATGAACTCACAGCAGCAGATCAAGCATCGATCTACGCACAGATTAAGAAACACCACATCGCCATGTTGGAGGACTTCCATGCTTAACAGAACCAAATTCCCCCGCACATTCACCGAAGCATTCCCCAACAGTTTGGAGAACGGTGCTTGCATTGAGATTCATGTAGCCCAATTGACCATTGGCGATAAGGTAGCTCGTGTTGTGAGCCTCATAGCCCTTATCGTGATTGCCCTTGACTGTTTTATTTGGAGACCATAAATGGACGCTAATTACATCATCAATTCTGTCAAACAAACCTCAGAGACCTTATACCGCGAGCATGATGCCGATCAAACTGAAAGACTGCTGTACCGCATTCAGATGTTGGAAGGTCATATTCGCGTATTGGTCAACCACATCGACAACGCCCGTGACGAAATCAAAAACCTACAAACCGAACTCATTGCAAAGGATTCCAAATGAAAGTTTACAAAGCCATTAACGCTGTTCAAGCAGAATTGTCATCTGTCGGCATCACAAAAGACCGTAGGAATATGCAGGGCAGCGGATACAACTTTAGGGGCATTGACGATGTTTATAACGCCATTGCGCCCCTATTGGCAAAGCACAGCCTTTGCATTCTGCCCCGTGTTCTTACCCGCGAGTGTGTTGAGCGAGCAAGCAAGTCGGGTGGCGCATTGTTCTATGTGACTGTTGAGGTTGAGTTTGATTTTGTCTCAGCGGATGACGGTTCTAAGCACACCGTTAAGACCTTTGGCGAAGCAATGGACAGCGGAGATAAGGCCACCAATAAGGCTATGTCAGCAGCGTACAAGTATGCAGCCTTTCAAGCCTTTAGCATCCCCACAGAGTCCGATAATGATGCCGATGCCCATACCCATTCAGTCGCGCCAAAGACCGTCCTTATTGCCCCGCTAATCGCTTCCATTGATGCAGCTACCACAGAGGAAGAACTGAAGTCTACTTACTTTGAGGCCATTAAGGTTGCCGGACACGATGCCGCAGCTAAGAATGCCATCATCGTTGCCAAAGACTTGAAGAAAGCGAGTCTGTAATGGAACAAGGTACACCGGAATGGTTCGCCGCCCGTTTGGGTAAAGTAACCGCCTCTCGCGTCTCCGATGTGATGGCAAAACTCAAGACGGGTGGGTATGGTGCGTCACGGGACGATTACATGGCCCAACTCATTTGTGAACGGTTGACGGGTGAGAAGGCTGATTCCTTCACTAACTCGGCTATGCAGT